TCCAGTCATCGGGCGATGAGAGCGGATGCTCACGCTGCAGGCGTGTGACTTCCTCCTGGATCTGAGTGTCATCCCAGTCAGGATGTGCAAGCTCCACGCTGGTCTGGAGGCTGAGGGCCTCGACACCTCGCAGCGTGGCCACCGTCTGTGCATTGTCTGCGACGGTCGCCTGGTGGAGCTGTGGGAAGTCCACCGAGATATCCGTTTCATCCAGGCCAGGGGCGTTGAATAGCGCTCGGTCTGTTCGTAGCATCTTCACCAAGAGGGCCTGCACTGCGGGTTTTTCGCAGCGGATCTTGCGCGCGCGGGTTGTTTCCGTTGTCTCCTGGCGTGCTCGGACCTCGGTTGCGGTAATGTCCGTGTCTTGAACATCGCCGAAAGTGGCCGTGGAGTAGCGGGCGTTTCGGATGATCTGGCGCGTCAGGTCTAGCGCGGTCTGTTGGTGTTCTTGCCACCTGATCTGGAACTGTTGCGGCTCCACGCTTCCGCCGTCCTTGAATGATCCGATACCGTCTAGTGGCGTGAACACTTCTCGATCCAGGTCGAACGCCGGAGCGCCTTCATCGCTTTTGCCGCCGGGTGTTTCCAACATCGAGCGATCAACGATGATCCGCGCTTTAGCGAGGCGAACGTCTCGCATCCACGCGCTATAGGTTTCGTCCAGTGCGTCGAAAAGCTGCTCGGATCCTTCCAGGTCGGAGCGGCCCATGTAGCGCCCTTGCGGGTGGTGTCGCCACCTGCGCTGCGGTGTCATGTTCGGCGTGTAAACCACGTTCAGGCCAGGTGTGCGCGGGACGTTCAGCTCGGCCTGGTCGTTGACCAGCATCGCTAGGGGAGCGGTAGACGGGTGCTCGGTGAGCGGGATCAGGCGGCCCAGGTTGGTGGAGCTGCCTTCGTAGAGGCCGTGCAGGATCACGCCGTTACCGGCCGCGTCTAGCTCGTGGCGTTCAAGGTGTCGGATGAAGTGCGAGCCGTCGGATGCTAGATCGGTCCAGAACGTGACGGCCACAAGGCGGCCCCAGCGGAACTCAGGCAGTGCTGCGTCAGCGTCAACCACGCTCAGGAACGGGCGCGAGAGGATCGCGGGATCCCAGGTTACGCGGGTGTAGCGGCCGCCCAGGGCCGCAGCTGTCTCAGCTCCGGTGATGAGGGCCTCTAACAGGCCGTCATCCTTGTATCGTTCGATCTGGTTCGAGGTCGCTTCGTTAATGGCTGTGATTCGCGGAGGCGTGGAGTAGAGCAAGTCTGCGGAGGTTGCGCAGATGTCGGAAGCAATAGGGATGTGGAGGTCTCCGCGCGATGGTCCGCCGTTCGAGGCGGTGCCACGGTTGCGGCCCCAAAAGAAGCGGCCCACGAAGCCGGAGACGTTGCGGCGGTGGCGTGCTTGTACTTCAGAGTCGCTGCGGTAGAGGCTCCACAGCTTCTGAGGGTTGCCGATCCACCAAGCCTCCCAGGTTTTCATATCGTCCAAGAGGGCCTGGTAGCCTGCTGGCGGCCACGGCGTATTGTGGTCAGGGAGTGGCATTCAGTCCTCCTAGGTCTTATAGCGTCTGTGGTCGACTCTCGCGCGCCATTTGCGCTCTGTTGTGGCCAGTGCGTAGCGCGCTGCGTCGAGGCTGTGGTCAGCTGTCTTGATTGGTTTGTCGTGGCCTTGCAGCTGGGCTTTAGAGTCCCAGCTGTAGCCGGGTATCTCGCCGATAAGGCCGCTGCATCTGTCTGAGATTTTCAGGCTTCCTGAGGCCAAGAGGCTGGCCATGAGGCGGATACCGTACAACACATCGTTATCTGCGTCGGTGAGTCCCCACGCGCCATCCTGGCGGAGTTGAACTTTGAAGCTCGCGGCGGCTGGGTCGACGATGATACGGCCAGGCACTAAGTCCATATTCGGCGCGTGCTCTTTCGTCTTTAGCCAGGTGAGAAGTCCATCGGATTGTTGCGCGTCGGTCCATGTGCCGTGTCCTCGGTTCGTGCGGTCGATCCGGTACTCATCCACGAGGTAGAGGATGTCGTCTTCACCGTGGGCGAGTATCAGCCCGGCTGTGGGGTTCTGGGTTCCGTAGTCAACGCCCACCGCGTAACAATCAGTCATCATCGGCAGGTTCTGCCAGGGGACCACGTGGGCGGCTGGGTCCCACATGTCATAGACAGCGCCTTCCGCGCTCACCCATTCGCCCTGGATGAAGCGCCGATACCAAAGGCCGGTGAACTCGCGTTTCACGCTCTCGATGTACTCAGGCTCTAGGCCGGGGTTGTCGTCCATTGTGAAATGATGGAACGCCCAGTCAACTAGGGGCTCTTGGCCACGTTCCCTAATCTGCGCCTCAGTGTTGCCGGGGCGCGGGATCCGGTCGATGAAGCCGGTTTTAAGCCAGTGGCTCGGGCTGTCAGGGTTGGTGGTCGCGATCAGCTTCGCACCGGGCACGCTCAGGCGGCCGCGTAGCTGGATGAAGAACGGCTCAGGGAGCAGCGTTGCTTCGTCGACGTAGGCACCCGCGAGTGTCACGCCTCGGACTTTGTTTTCTGCGGCTGCGTCGTTCGCGCCGATGAGCTGGACTCGGCGGCCCATGATGACGGCGGTATCCGAGCGGGTGGAGTGGCGGCCCAGCGCTCCGGGTGCCAGCATCTCGATCACGTCGAGAACGTTTCGCTGGATGGTTGTTCGCGTCTTGCCGATGATGGCGAGGTGGCCTTTGGGTGCTTGTGGGATCCAGTGCAGGAAGGCGAGAAGGCTTGAAAAGGTTTTCCCGGAGCGGATGGCTCCGTCCATGAGGATGAATTTAAAAGCAGGGTTGAGCATGTCTTGCCAGGCGTGAATTTGCTTCGGCGATAGGGACACGCTCGCTGCCCTCCTTAGTCAGGTGTTGCGGCTGCGGCCTTGATGGAGTTTGAGAGCAGCTGCGTGAGCATGTCGTACGTCTCCTTGGCTTCGTCGGCGGCCTTGGGTGATTCCACGCCGTGCAACTTCTCAATCTTGGTCATGATGGCGAGGCAGCGATCCATGGCGAAAAGATCGCCTCGGACGGCCTTCTCGTAGGCGACGGCTAGAAGCTCGTCGCAGCGGTGCAGCTCTAAGTCGAGGACTTCTTCTGCCCGGTCGCGTGTGATGTCCTTCAGCGCGTCCTCAACGTATTTGTGCGAGGTGGCCACGCTGATTTTCATCGCTTTGGCGATGGCGCGGTATGGGTAGCCGGAGAGGCGGAGGCCGAGGGCTTCGTGCATCCGGTCTCGGCGTTCTTTCTTCAGCCGGGTGGTTTTTGGTCCTTCGCGTCTGGGCACCGTGGCCTCCTTTCGGAAAAGGCGCGGGCATAGCAAAAGCCCGGTAGCGTGGCTATCTACCGGGCGTTTACTACTACTTGAAAGGGCGCTGGCGCTAATGGTTGAGCATCTCTGCTAGGCACACTTTTAACGCCATTACCATATTAGCAGGGTTCACGCTTTCAACGCAAGCAACCTCGTGATCGCACCAACGCGGTAAAGTGCTGGTCCTTTGCCTTCCTGCCTTGGTTTAATTTTTTCGCGCGCGATCCAGGTTTTCAGCGTGCCCTGCGGGATCATCTGGCCGGAGACCATCTCGGCCGCCCGCCTGGCCTGCTCACGGGGCAACCACAGCTGCGCGAGGTTAGCGTAGAGCTGTGCGAGCGCATCGCCCACGTCGAACCTGGTTCCACACTCGTGGCAGACGGCCTCCTCAGCCTCCGGGCGGACTGTCACATCCACACCACACTCCGGGCATGGGCCTACATATCGGCGCTGTGAGCGTGCCGGGCTTGTGAGAAGCTCGATCCGGTGGAGGGCGTAGGTCAGTTCGTCAATCATCTGAGGCGCTTCATCCCAGTTCCGCAGATGTGGGGCGCTGACCTGGAAGATCCGCCGGGCCTGGTACCAGTCGCCCGTCTTGTAAGGCACGGGCGGCAGAGCGTAGTTTCGCGTGGCCACGGCCCAGGCATCTACAGCGTCGCGCATCTCGCCGATCTCTTCCAAGAGAGCAAGGCTGAGCGGCGGCTTAGAGGCTGCCGTGCCTCCACCGCCTCCCGCCCGGTGTGTTGTCAGGGAATAGGTCGCGTCCTCCATGAGAGACGGCAAATCAGATACTAGAGTGACCAGCCGCGCGCAGGCGCTCCGGCTGACTGTCTCATGGCGTTTGATAGGTTCACCGGTGATAGGGCAAGAGTGTTCGATCATGTTTAGAACTCCTTCGCGCTGGATGGATGGATGGTTTTAAACAGCTCCGCCTTCACCGCATCGATGAGGGCAGACTGGGTTACGTCTTTGGTCTCAAGGGCTTTGATAACTCGCTCGTCAATCGTTGAACGGGCAATAAGGTGGTGGATAGACACGGGGAAACGCTGGCCTTGACGGGCTAAACGCGCGTTAGTCTGTTGATACAGTTCGAGGCTCCAGGGAGTCGTATACCAGACCAGATGGTGGCCACCTTCCTGCAGGTTCAGACCGTGGCCAGCTGAGGCTGGGTGGATCAGGCCAACAGGGATACGCCCGGCGTTCCAGTCCCTCATCGAAGCCGCGTCTGAGAGCTCGCGCGCCTGTGGGAAGGCTTCGAGCAGACGTGCCAGGTCGGACTTGAACCAGTAGGCCACCATAACGGGGCTACCGTTTGCGGCTTCGATCAGTTCGCCCAAGGCCTCGATCTTCGCACCGTGGATCAGCTCTGCAGTGCCCTGCTCTGTGTAGAGGCTCCCGGAGGCAAGCTGCATGAGCTTGTTCGATAGGCCTGCCGCGTTCTTCGCGTCTACCAGGCCATGGGGCAAGGCCAAGAGCATCTGTTCGCCGAGCTGCTTGTACGCGCGCCTGGCAGGCGCTGGAAGATCGACAGGCACAACTGTGGAGGTCACCGGCGGGAGGTCTAGATGGTCTACAGCACTCATCGACAGGGTGATGTCGTTGATCCGGGCATAGATCGCCAGGTCCGCGTCATGCTTCAGTTTCCAGGTGAAGATCTGGGCGGCGCTTCTCTTATCGGGCTGGAAGAATTCATCTCGGTAGTGGGTGAGAAAGTGCCCGAGGCGCTTACCACCGTCGATCAGGCGAAACTGCGCCCAGATATCCAACAGGCTGTTAGGGGCAGGCGTACCGGTGAGTGCGACCATCCGAGTGATTTTCGGAAGCACCGACTTCAGAGCCTTGAACCGCTTTGATTGGTGGTTCTTAAACGATGAAGACTCATCGAGAATCACCATGTCAAACGGCCAAGACTTCCCGTAATTTTCAACCAGCCAGGGGATAGTATCTCGGCCTACCGTCGTAACCAGTGCTCCGCTCTCGATCGCTTTAGAGCGCTGCTTAGCATCACCCACGGCGCAGGCCACATCCAGGCAGGCCAGGTGGTCCCACTTCGCTGCTTCGTCCGCCCAGGTGTCGCGAGCGACTCGAAGAGGAGCGATTACCAAGACGCGGCTAACCTCGAAGCGATTGAGGGCCAGGTCTTGGATCGCTGACAGGGTGATCACCGTCTTGCCCAGGCCCATATCGAGGAAGAGAGCGCACCGTGGATGCTCCACCACGTAATCGATGGCTGCCCGCTGGTAGTCATGCGCTCTGAATTGCATCGCACACCGCCTCTACCTCGGAGATGTCATCGAGGACCAGGCAGACCGCGCCCAGGCCTCGAAGCTGGTCGATACGGATCGCCTGAACCGGGCGAGGCTTTTCACCCGGAGCCTTCACCTCCACGAAGCCGATATGCCCACCGGGCAGGATCACCACTCGATCAGGCACACCGACCGTCGAGGGTGAGGTGAACTTCCAGCACACGCCACCCTTGGCGCGCACCGCTTGGACTAACTTTTGTTCAACTGTTTTTTCTCGCATTTTTGCCTCCCGCCTTCGGGATGTAGCAAAGTAGCAAACTTTTCGGGAAACTTTGAAAAGCCCTATATATACGTGTATATGCGCCTATATAGGCCCTATATATACCCATTTCCTCTATATAGAAAAAGATTGCTACTTTGCTACATACTTAGTGTTTTCGTTGCAATACCAACCGAAAGTCTGTAGCAAACTATGTAGCAAAGTCTGTAACCATCGAGTTTTCAACTAATCTTGCTACACCCAGGCGGCACGGAGCTTGCTACATTTTCGAGCTTGCTACCGAGCTTGCTACAGACTTTGCTACATGTTTTTTGCTACCTCACAAACGCCCTTTGCCTCCCGTATGCTCCAGTCGGTACGGAGTTCGAACCGGCCTCCCAGCCGAGCC